AAGAGTTAATTGATACACTTTATTCTACTCCACTAGAAGATGAAACACAAAGAATAATTAATAAAGTAAAAGAGATATTGGAAACGGATTTGTTAACAAAACTAGAAAAACTAGTAATAACCGAAAGATATTTACAAAAAAATAAAAATATTTACGAAGTTTTGCAGGAAAAGATAGCAGTCACTGAGAAGTATTACTCTAAGGAGTGGTTGCGAATAATAAATGATTCTGCATTAAAGAAATTAAAAACCAAATTAATAGAGGAAGGTGTCATATGATAAACGAAGAAGATTTTGATAATATGGAAGAAATGATGGATGCACATCTAAATAAATATCTTTCACAATTCCCAGATAGAAAAATTGGACTTAATAAAATAAAAGAAGATGGAGAACTAGAAGACTTTCGTATAATGGGATTAGATTTATCATTAACAGAGACGGGAATCTCAATTTTTTCTAGAAGTATGAATAAAATAGAAGTAATGAGTATTCCAATTACCACTAAAATGAAAAGAGAATTAGAAATAACCACACAATTAGAACAAATTGCATATATAGTAGACCAAATATTAAATGAATTAAATGTAAATGTTCCCACTTTGGTTGTAATCGAAGACACCTTCTTTAATCCTAGAAATGCAAAAGTAGCTAAAGTACTTGCTCAATTAGGTGGAATAGTAAGATATACTTTATTTATATCTGGTTTTGAGTTTATTGATGTAGAACCATGTAAGTTAAAGAAATTCATATGCGGAGAAGGAAAAGGTAATGCTTCCAAAGAAGAAGTAATAGAAGCAGTAAATAAAAGATTAGGATGTAATATTACTAATAATAATAAAGCTGATGCCGTTGCTTTAGCTGTCTTTGGGTTAAATAGTTTAAATATGGAAATAAAGGTATGAATGATTTAATAAAATACAGATTGGATTGGATAAACAGTGAAGTTGAAGGTTCACCATGGGGCGATGAGTACATCTCCACTAATCCAGAAGATGAAGTAGACCTTCTCAGTGAAATAGAAGGAACAAAAAAAGATATAAAAGATATGCAAAACAATCTAAAATATCTACACAAAAAACTAGAAAACATATTAAAGGAGAAAAAATAATATGAAAAAGACACAAAATGAATTAAATAATCTTCACTTAGCAAATGAAGAACTAACAAGAACACTAGATGCTGGTGAAATTCTTGTTAATAAAAGAAAAGCATACTTAAAAATATTCAAAATGATAGAGGAAGAAGATAGAGTAGAATGGAGACACTCTCTATTAGATTATTTCCAAGACGAAGTAAAAGAAATGAAAGTATCAGATGAAGCATTTCTTAGACTCCTAAATTTCATCACCACTATAAATAAAAAAACTACTTATAAAGACTTATATCTATTCTGTAAAGATTATATTCAGGAAGATGGAATCACCGAATTTCCTCATCCTTTTTCTAAAAATAAGATAATTTCATATCTTGCAACGGAATATAAGAGACAAACAATTCTAAGAGGTTATGAAACTAAAATTAATAAGAAATCATTTAAGTCACTTTATGAGAAGGAAATTCCACCTATTCCAATGAATATATTTGTTGAGAAAGCCCTAAAAGAAAGAGGATTACTAAATGAAAAATAAATTAACACTTAAAGAGAAAAAAGAAATTGCCTTTAGAATTTATGAAGAATCTATAAAAGATAAAACTACTTTAGATATTTGGTTGAATAGCCCAAATACTTTTTATAGATGGGCAAAGGGTAAAATACAAACTAATCAAGATGTAGTTACTTTAATAAATGAAGAAGCTCCAATAGTACCATGGAATATCAAAATCATCACACCTGTATTAGTTGAAGTACCTAAAAAGAAAGGAAGACCCAAAAAGGAACAGGAGGATAATACTAATGAGTGATAATAGCATGTACGAATACCAACTTACCCAGAAATCAATAGGCCCAGATATCTATTTTGACGAAAAAGAAGAATTAAAAGATAATATATCTACAGCAATTCCCTATGTTAGATTACTTTTCTCAATGTTTATCGATGCTTCAAAAGGAGATATGAATCATTTACAAACCATCATGTGTTTATTCGCTGGACACAGTTTACGAGAAGTATCGGTTTGGAATAAAAAATCACATGAATCAAATCGTTCAGTTCTAGAAGGTTTGAAGAAAGATTTTCCAGAACTTTATGAAATAATTAAAAGTCAGCGTTATAAGATTCCTGTAATTAATCCAACTTGTTCACAAAAGAGATATGAGTTATATGATAAGGAAACTGGAAAGACTACTTATTTTAATTCACTAAAGAAGATATCTGAAAAATATAATATCTGCTACTCATATTTAAAGAAGTATAAAAAGACAAAATTGATACATAAGAGATTTATTTTAAAAAGAATCTCTGACAGTTCGGTCACTAATGTAATCTAACAGAGGTGATATATAATGCATAAATTAACTAAAGCCCAAATTAAATTGGCAGTTGAAAATTCAAATGGCACTTACACATCAGTTGCCAAAAGATTAAAGGTTAAGTCGTCTCTAACAGCTAAGAAGTATGTAGAGAAGTATCCAGACCTATTGGAAGAGTTTAATCGTATTCAAGATATGATGGCAGATGAAGCTGAATCAGTCATAATGGATAACTTAAAAAGTCAGAATGAATTCATCAGAGCTAGAACAGCAGAATTTCTAGCAAAGAACCTGCCTAGAAGTAGATTTAAAGATGTGGTTGGAGAAGATATTCAATCACAATTAGTTAAGCTTTTAGGACGCATGATGGATAATACAAACTGTGATACTGACCCAGATAAAATAAATTAATATAACGATACCCCTATATGTTATGGAAATTAACCAAAAAGCAAAAGGAAATGAGCAGACTTATAGATGCTCACAAGAATGTTTTATGTATTGGTCAAGGAAGAACAGGTAAGTCACTTTTAATCGTTGTTAAAATGTTTCGTGATGCAATTAAACATAAAAACACGAACCAAGCAATTTTTCGTAACACATTAACCAGTGCAGTTGATGGTATCTGGAAAATAACTATTAAAGAAGTAATAGATAACTTTTTTCCCGCATTAAGAATGATGGAAGGTTTCAAAATAAATGAAACTACTCACACCATTACTTTCCCAAATGGCTCAATGATAACTATAAAAGGCTTAGATAACACCGAAAGGGTTCAAAAGTTATTATCTACCCAGTGGATGAGATGTTTTATTGATGAAGCTCAGTTAGTTAATTATGAACACTTCGGTATGTTGATGACTAGAATGCCACAACCCTTAGATGTTGATTATAAAGTTTCTTTTGTGTTTGCCGCTAACTGGTGTCCTAAGTCTCATTGGTTAAAAACTTTCTTTGAAGATGGTTTGAATCCTGAAACAAAAGCACCACATGAACAGGACATAGGAGTAATTACTTCAATCACTCAGGACAATACGACAATAAATGCAGAAGAATATTTAAATACTTTGAATCAAGCTGGCGATAGAAGAAGTAGATTAGCTTGTGCAGGTTCAGGATTCTATGAAGAAATTGAAGGTGCTCTATGGGAACAATCTGACATTAAAAGAATTGAAGCATTAGACTTAAAGTTATATAAAGATATTGTATTAGCATTTGACCCAGCAGTTTCTAACACTAAATCATCTGATGAGCATGGTATAGCTATTTGTGCTAAGATAAATGGAAAGTATCATGTGTTAAATTGTTTTGAAATTAAAAAGGATGTTAACCTAATTGCACAAGATGTATGTAAATTATATCATGAATATGGATGTAGTAAACTATTGTATGAAGAAAATAATGGTGGAAATTGGATTTCTAGTTTAATTAAAAACCATGATAGTAAAGTTTTGTGTCATGGAATTAGAGCGAATAAAGGAAAACTACAAAGAGCTTCACCAATTGCGGCTCTATATAAGAACGGTTTAGTGTTTCATTGTAGACATTTTAAACAATTGGAAGACCAGATGCTTACATATACAGGGAATAATGGTTCAGATTCACCAAACGCTTTAGACGCATTGGTACATGGATTAGACTATTTATCTACAGGCTTAAAATATGCTGACCCAAATAGAATTTGACTTTCCTATCGTCAAGTCATCTAAGATTTGACACAAAATATAAAATTAAATATAAAGAGGTACAAAAATGATTAAATTTTTTAAGGATTTATTTGAAAAAAAGTCCATAGATACTGGTCCACTGAATAATATGGTGAGAAGTCAGATGGAAATCCTCAGACCAAACCTAGGTTCACCATACTCAGATGCCGATTCAGTTAACCAATATAGAGAATGGATTTATATCTGTTCAACTCATAATGCAAAATCAGTAGCCTGTGCAAAAGCTAAATTATATTCTAAAAGAAAACCAAAAGTATCTGACTATAATGAAACTAAGAATGGTCTATATGAAATAATTAGTCACCCTATTCTGGAACTACTTGCTAAACCTAATCCAGAAGATTCACTTTATTCTTTCCTATTTAAGTTAGATTTATTTTTAGAAATAACTGGTGATAGTTACATATATATTCAGAAGAATGCACTTGGTGTTCCTGAGAGATTAGATGTTCTCTATTCTCAGTTTGTAAATATTCAGACAGATGGCAGGAACAAAATAATAAAGTATAACTATGGAGCTTCTGTAAATGGTGAATATAAAACTTCATTTACACCTGAAGAAATCATACATATTAAGTTCTTCGATGTGGCGGACATTTTATATGGCATTTCTCCGTATATGGCTTGCGCAAGAAGTAATGGTTTAATTGATAGTTCTACGCTTTTTGAAGAGGCCCTTTCGAGAAATTTGGGCGTTCCCAGCGGTGTGTTAAAATACAATTCCGAAAGAATTTCTGAAGATGATAGAACTGTAATTGAATCAAAATGGCAGAAGAAGTTTGCTAGTTCAGGTAGAGCAGGAAAACTATTGGTAACTGATACTGATACCACTTACACTCCTATTGGAACTTCACCTAGAGACATGAATTTTATGGAAGGTCGTCGTTGGAGCCGTGAGACTATTTTTAGTTGCTATGGAATCCCACAGGCTCTACTAATTACTGAGGGAGTAAATAGGTCGAATTATACCCAAGCTTCTATTGAATATCATTACAACACAATTTTACCTAGATTACAATTAATTTCACAAACGATTGGTAGAGAGTTAGCTAAGAGTTCTATAAGCAAGGAAGATATTATTATAGAATTTGAAAAGGATGCACCAATTGATAATGAGTTAATTATTCAGAAGGCAAAGTTGCTCGCTGATAAGAATGCAATTACACCAAATGAATTAAGGCAAGCTCTAGGATACGAATCAATTGAAGCAAATGTTTCACCTATTGCTGACATGCTATTAAATGTAACAAATGCCACTATACCAGTACAGGGAGCGATATAATGAAAAACAAATTTAATCTTAATGATATTTATATTAAAAGACTTTCAGAAGAAGGCATTGACCTTTCTGATTTAAGTAAAGATAAAAATTACACAGTTAAAAGAATCAGTTTAGAATCATCTGTTGAATCTATTCCTGAAGAAGTTGGTTATGTTATTGGAAAAGTTTCTACTATAGATATTGACTCAGATGGAGATGTGGTTCTATCTGAAGGAATTGATTTTAAAAGATATGAGAAGAATCCCATAATTCTCTTCAATCATTCTTTAAATCATCCTATTGGTTACACTGAAAAAATATCTGTTAGTAGTTCTGGTGTAGTTTCTAAAATTAAATTCTCATCTGAAGAAGATTCACAAAAGTATTATCAGTTAGTTAAAGACAAAGTACTTCGTTGTTTTAGTATCGGTTTTATTCCACTTGAAGTTTTAATGAAAGGCACTTCAGCATTCAATGAACAGGTAAAAGTGTTGATGAAAAACTTCCCTGATAAATTTAATGCAAAAACGGTAGCCAACATTGACAGGATAGTAACCAAATCACTTTTAATTGAAACTTCTTTAGTATCGGTTCCGTCAAATGAGGATGCTTTAGTTGAAATTGTTAAGACTATTAAGGTGGAAGATAAAATTGAGAGTAAAGAAATTGCGCCAATTGAGCCTATAGTGGACCATAAACCTATTGAAATTAAGAGATTAGGTAAAGAAATTTCAATAAAAAGGTGTGGAACTATTGAAGATGAAAAGAATAAACTCCTATATAAGTCTATGTGGGGCGTGTAAATTTCTTGACAAAATAAAAGAATTTAAATAGAACGAGTGCGAGAATCGGAGGAATGCTACCCAGCTACCCCTAAGACCCCGTAACAAGTAACAAGTAATATTTACTAAAAGATAATTAGATAAGTGTCTAAGATATCTCGGATTAAATAAAATAATGTTTCTACGACTCTATGAGCGTAGCGAATAAATGAGGATTCAAATATGAATAAGTATAAAGTTTTGAAACAGTTCGCTCTCAATAGCGAAGTTTACAATGTCGGAGAACTCGTTGAGATTTCTGATGTTGATGCAAAGGGTTTGGTTGATGCTGGTAAATTGGTATCACATGTTGAAGAAAAGTCTTTTAAAGTTGAAGTTGATTCTAAGGGAATTAGTGACGCTGTTGTTTCTGCTCTCGGACAGATTGCTTCCAAGAAAGAAGTAGTTGAAAAGAGATTGTCACAGGGCGATATTCTTACCAAGCTTGCTAATGGCGAAAAAATTGATAAGAAAACAATCAATGTGACTACAACCACACAGGGAAATTTTGCGGTACAAACGGTCGTAGACCCCAATGTTAGTTCTGACTTACTAGTTAGTTCTGGTGTTGCAAGTCGTGTAACTGTTATCACAATGTCTGGCGAAAGAGATATCTGGAAGAAAGTTGTAGTCAACGCAATGGGTACTGCTCCTGCTGTATTCGCTGAAAGTGCTACAATCACTGCTAGCCAGCCTACCATCACTTCTTTCACCTTTACTCCTGAGAAAGTTTGTTATCGCTTCGATGTTACTCAGGAAGCCTTGGATGATATCAATACTGTAGTTCAGGAAATCAATCGTGATGTTCCAGACCAATACAGCTCTTTCATAGAAGGTGGTGTAATTAACGGTTCAGGTACTTGCTTGACTGGTATCGTTGGTCATGCTCAGACTGTTGTTGCTCCTTATGTTTCCCTACAACCTGCTGGTTCCATCATCTTTGAAAACATTGTAACGATGCTTTCAAGCTGTAAACGCCCAGAAAGAAGCGTTTGGGTTCTTTCTAGAAGTGCTTGGTTGCAAGTTCTTCAGTTGGAAGACAGTAATGGCAATAGAGTTTGGACTGGTGGAATTGCTGATGCCCCTGCTGGTAATCTGTTTGGTATTCCGATTGTCTTGAGTGACAAATGCCAAGCCGCTGGTACTGTTGGTGATATAATTCTCGGAGATTTCTCTGATTACTACATCGCCGCAAAGGGTGGTTTGACCGCTAGAGTTTCTGACCAAGTTAAGTTCCTCACCAACGAATCTGTGTTCTTGTTCACTTACAGATTTGATGGTCAGCCAATTGGATTGAAACTTACTGCCACTGACAACACTTCAATCGGTTCATTCGTAGTTTTGGATGACCGCCTCGGAAGCACTTGATAGACTTGGTTCAACCTAACTTTTAGGAGTTAGGTAACCAAATTAAAGTTCAAAAGAACCCTTATGGAAATAAAACTCCATAAGGGTTCTTGCTTTTTGACATAAAGCCTGTATAATAAGGTTGAACCTAATCAATCAAAGGAGGATTTATGTATTATTTAATTTATAAGATTACGAATTTAATCGATGGTAAGTTTTATATTGGGCAACATGCTACTGAAAATTTAAATGATGGTTATATGGGAGGTGGAATATATTTAATTAAAGCACAAAATAAACATGGAAGAGAAAATTTTAAAAAGGAATATTTGTTTTGTTTCGACACTTGGGAAAAGATGAATGAGATGGAGGAGACTTTAGTAGATGAAGAATTCTTAAAAAGAAAAGATGAGGTTTATAATCTTCAGTTAGGTGGACAAAAACCTTTAGCTACTGAAGAAACAAAACAAAAAATTAGAGATAGTTGGACTCCTGAACGCAGACAAAATCAAATTGAGAGGAATTTAAAAATGTGGTCACAAGAAAGAAGAAAAGAATTAGCAGAAAGAAATTATGATATGTGGACAGAAGAAAAAAGAAAATCTCAATCAGAAAAGTTTTCAGGTGAGAATAATCCGATGTTTGGGAGAGGCGATGAAGTTTCTGCGAGAAGGGCTACTCTAGAATCAAAAGAAATACACAGAGAAGCAAGTAAAAAATTATGGGAAGATGAAGAATATAGAAATAAAATAAAAGAAGCCAATAATTCAGAAGAAGGGAAGGCAAAAAGGTCAGCCGCTTCCTTTGCCCAAAATACTCCTGAAATGAAAAAGCAGAAGTCTGAAAAATTAAAGGGTAGAGTAAGAAGTCCAGAACATGCTAGAAATATTTCAATTGGTCACGCAAAAAGAAGAATAGCTAAAGGTATTGCTAAAGATGGTGATTTTGACTTAGTTAATAGTATTTGACACGAAAAGTAATTTAAACATTTAAGAGGAATAAAATATGCCATCAGATTCTACATATAATCTATTAATTTCAGTTGCCGACATAGAACAGTATACGGGACTCACCTATGATTCAACTGAGACTTTAATACTAGAACAAATAATTTCCGCAGTAATAAGCCAAGCAGAACAATATTGTGATACTGAATTTACAGAACAATTAAGATATGAAAGATTATCATTAGGTGATGGATTATTCACACCAAGATATAATGTTCAAAGAGTTAATGGATTATTTATTGGACAGCAAGAAGTTATCACTGTAACTGCACCAAGCTTTAGTTATTCTTTATCAATGGCAAAAGATTCAGTAGATGAAAACATTTTACTACTTCAGGGTCCAAGTTCTTTCAGTGAAATAACTATTGGAACTAA